CAGGAGACGACCAGTTCTGGGAGAAGGTCTTAACGAAACTGAAACCAGGAGCCTATTGTGTGGCCTTCGGTCATAGCCGTCAGCATCACAGAGTAATGGTTGCGATGGAAGACGCGGGCTTTGAGATAAGAGACTGTATGATGTGGCTCTATGCTCAGGGGTTTCCGAAGTCTCATAATGTAGGAAAGGCTGTGGATAAGTTGTTGGGGAAAAAAAGAGAAGTAGTAGGCAAAGGTCAGCATACCAACATCCACTCCTTTACTAACCCGGACGCTTATACTGGGACAGACACAAAACCAGACATAACCAAGGGCAATAGCGAGTGGGAAGGCTACGGCACAGCCCTCAAACCAGCATACGAGCCCATCATTATTGCTCGCAAACCAATAGAGAAAAAACTAACCGTGGCTAAAAATGTTTTAAAGCACGGCGTTGGAGCCATCAACATAGATGGATGTAGGGTAAGTGCCCCGGGTGAAGACTTCTCCGATGTTAAGCCAAGACAAATACAGAAACTTCATAGTCTAAACCACGATGAGAACTCCGTGACTTACAAGGAAGCAAAAGAAAAACTACAAAACATAGGTAGGTTCCCTGCTAATGTAATGCTCTCACACCACCCTGACTGTGTTGAGGTAGGAACAAGAGAAGATGCTTATGTAATAAACAAACTGGAAGAGTGGTCTGGCTTTGGCGAGAAGGAGTGCCCAGACTATCAAAGCACTAAGATGAGAACAGTCACAAAAGTTTATGAGTGTGATGATGACTGCCCGACAAAGATACTGGACGAGCAGAGCGGCACCAAGAAGGGCTCAGGCAAGCAAAGCAAAGGAAGCGGTAGTGGAGGCATTTGGAAGTCATCTACGGGCAAACCAGCAGGAGACACTTATGGTGATAGTGGTGGAGCCAGCCGTTTCTTTAAGTGTGTTGATGACTGCCCGACAAAGATACTGGACGAGCAGGCACCAAAGGTGGGCTCACTCTTTAAAGCCAAAAGAAAGAAAGATACAAGCGGAGGTTCAGGTATTAGTTGGACCAACGGAGGCAACAAAGAGGGCGAAGACAACGGACTTTACGATGGACTTGGAGGAGCCAGCCGTTTCTTTAAGTGTGTTGGTGGAGGAGAGGACCTCAAACCAGGATACGAGCCCATCATTATTGCTCGTAAGCCTTTGGAAAAGAAGCTAACCGTGGCTAAAAATGTTTTAAAGCACGGTGTTGGGGCCATCAACATTGACGGTTGTAGGGTAGGCAGTGAGGCTATCACCGTAAATGGTGTTGGTAATAAGTGGGTGGAGAACAACCCGCACGGACAAAGAACAGGTAAGTCAGTCAAGGGTGCGAACACAACAAACATAGGTAGGTTCCCTGCTAATGTTCTCTTGTCCCATAGCGACGGCTGCGTAAAGGTTGGAGAGACAGAAGATACATTTGCTGCCAATGATAAAGATAAAGGCTTTTTCGAAAAACCTTCATCGATGCTGTTTATGGATAAGAACTACAAGCATAAGAAAGCAACTACCGTTAGAGAGGTTTATGAGTGTGTTGATGGCTGCCCGACAAAGATACTGGATGAGCAGGCACCGAAGACGGGGCAGATACACGGAACGACCGGTAAAGAACCGAGTGCCTCTAAGCCAAACGCCATCTACAACGACTACTCTATGGTAGAGGGCAAGGCATCCGCACCAAAGGATAAACTTGGAGGAGCCAGTCGTTTCTTTTACCACGCCAAGGTCGGCAAGAAAGAACGCAACCTTGGATGCAATGGGTTGGAGACGAAGACCTCCCAACTAAACGCTGGTGGGTTGGGCCGTAAGACGAGCGTAGAGAAGCGCAAGGAGAACACAGGGACCAACGCTCCCGTAGCAAAGAACATCCACCCCACGGTCAAGCCAATAGCCCTGATGAGGTATTTGATAAAGATGTATTGTCCTCCCAAGGAGACGGTGCTTGACCCCTTCACAGGTTCAGGCTCAACAGGTATGGCTGCTATGTATGAGGGGAGAGACTTTATTGGAATAGAAAGAGAAGAAGAATATTTAGAAATAGCAGAAGCCAGAATAGAATACGCAGAAGAAGATATGTCTAGGAGGACTAAACCATGAATAACAGCGAGATGGAGTGGCTCATTTACCAACACAAAGAGTATTGGCAGGTCCATAGAGAAAGGATGAGACAATACACACGGGCCTATCTGGGAACTATGTTCGCTGATATGAACGATGCTTATCACACCGGTCAAAACATTACTATCAATACGGCTGATGCCTATGCTTACATCGAAGGACTTGTTGCTAGCATCTATGCTAAGGCACCTGCCGTTTCTTGTGGAGCAGACATCAAAGGTAAAGGCGACCCAGATATGATGGGCGCTATTGTTAACCGCTTTATGTATGACCGCATTGAGGAGTTTGAGAAAGGCTTACGATACAGTTTCATCTATCCTTACTCCTTCTTTAAGCTGGGACTAAAAGAAGCCGACAGCGTTATGGATGGTATTGAGGTTCGGCCTATTCATCCCTGGGATGTGGTCGTCGACTTTGATGCTGATACCTGGGATAGGTCCAGGTATGTAGCACATCGTTATTACTTACCATACCACGAAGCCAAGAAGAGATACAAAGGTGTTAAGTTTGACACCATCGTAAAAGAAGAATACCTGGAAAATGTTGATAGCTATGGCTCAACCAAAGAAGGGTCAAGCACAGCAGCCGCATTGGATGGTAGCAACCTCCTGTCTTATGTGGAAATATTTGAGTTCTATGACCTTATGGAAGATGAGCTTATTTTCTATTCGCCCTCTCTTAAGAGAGCAGACAAAACCTTAGAGCGAGTAAGTCCTATTCCTTTCCGTAAGGCAGACAATAGTCCTTGTCCTCCACTTGCTCCGCTCTATTTGTCCTATGCGCCTGATACTCCGTTGAGAGGATACAGCACACTAGGTCGGGTCTATGACCAGCTATGGGAAATAAATAACCTAAGAACTGTGTGGGCCAATGGCCTGCGTAGAGACGCGCGTATCTATGTGACTAAGAAGGGAGCCATTGATGAAGAAGGCAAAGCAATACTCGCAGAGAATAGGGACCAGTCCATTGTGGAACTTGATGTCCCCCCTGATGTGGATGCTCGTAACTGTATTGTGCCTCTAGCCGTCAATACATTTTCACCTGACTATCAAATATACAAAGCAGAAGTAAGGGCTGACCTAGACAGAGGTTCGGTGCTTGCGCCTTTCACCAGGGGTATTGCTACTAATGCTTCTGCTACAGAGGTGTCTGCTCTTACCCAGTATTCAGCTAACGAGATAGGACGAGTGGCTCGCTTCTACCATAGGAGTATTGAGCTAGTCGCAGAGATATACCAGTCATTACTCTTACACCTTGTTATGACTGCTGAGAAGGAAGTCAAAGAGACTGTGCTTATTGAGCACGAAGCTATTGTTATTACCGCAGAGAAGTTGAGTGGAAAGTTTAAGTATGCTTTTGCGGACCAAGCTTCTACCCCTATCGCAGGAGCCATCAAGCGCGGGGCGATAATGCAACTACTCCCCACACTACAAGGCCTCGGTGTCCCACCTGAAACCATCTTGGACTATCTTGTGGAAACCTTTGACCTGCCGGCTGAGTTCCTAGCAGACATGAAGAACGCTATGGAGATGGCCCAGGCACAGGCCCCTGCGTTAGGCCCAGGGGCATCTGCTATGACGGAGCCACCACAGATACAGGAGCCAGCCCTCCCACCAGGAGGCGGTCAGCTAGCGGCCCAGATAAGAGGCGCAGGACAGATGACTATTGATGAAGGGTTGGTGAAAGGATAATGCCCATCTATGAGTTCCGTGGTATTGAGACTGGCCGTATCTATGAGTGGGTCGGCCGCTACGAAGAGAAGCCGAGGATGTTGTATGACCCTGAGACTGAGGAGGAGTTCCGTCCCATTGTGTCCCGGCCCTCGTTATTAAAGTCCAACCTCAGCGACTGGCAGCGTGGGCTAAGTGGGGCAGGACAGCACGACAAAGCACTCAACCAAGTCGTGTATGGTGAGCGTCACCGTGATGAGATACTACAACGGCGTGGCTTAGTGAGGGAGCAGGACTTACCGAAGCACTGGGTAGAGGATGCGAAAGACCAACAGATGAAACAGAACGAGCAACTTGATAAAGATGCCGACAAGTTTTTTGATAACATGAAAAAGTTTGGCCTTGATAAACAGGGTTCAGACACAGTAGATAGAGTAAAAAGAACCGAACAGTTTTGGAGTGAGCAAGTCCCAAGTGGAGCCGTGCGCCAAGACCCAACCAAATATGGCGTAAAGCCGAAGGAGAAATAAGATGCCTATTACAAGTGAAGAGACAGGGATGTTGGAGACAACACCAGAGGGACGAGCCGAAGCAGCCATGGCTGGCTTGGAACCTGTATTGAGAGAGACCGAAGCAGTAGTGGATGAAAGCATCTTAGGCTTCACACCCTCCGGGAAGTATTCAGCGAAGAGGCTGAACGCTCTTGCCCGAGCCATTGTGAAGATGATGGAAGCAGCCGACTATGAAGGCGTGGTAGCAGAGGAATACGAGGATGTAAGTGGTGAGTTGCCTGAGCCGTTGGTGCGTGGGCTTGTGACTGCTATGCGTTCTTACGATGACTTTGCCATAGCAATGCCGGAAGAGGCTGATGCCTATGAAATGTTTGAGATAAGTTCCCTGGTTGATGATAGTTCATTAGCTCTCGCAACAGCGTTACTATCTAAACTCATTGCTTCGAAAGAGTTCCGCAAATACTTACGAAGCGAAGAGCCGACCATCGCTATTGAGGATGAAGTGGTTGCCGAAGAGGAGCCCGTTTCCCAGGAAGAAGAAACCATTATGGACGACGCAGCCGTCGTTGGTGAAGAACAAGACATACTAGATATGCTATAACATAAGGAGTTAATAAATATTATGAATACCGATAAACCAGAGGCAGTCGAAGACCAAGCCTCTCACAAGCCGACTGACGCATCCGTGGAGGCGAGCCAGGGCAATACACCCACAACGCCACAGGACGCACGAGAGACCCCACAGAGGAGCGCAGAACTATCGTTAGACGACTTGCTTGATGCTCACTTGGGAACAACCGAGAACCACAAGGGTCTGAACTATCAGACTATTATTGAGGGCCTACCTGACGACGCAAAGAAACTGGTGTCTAACCTACGCAATGACTACCGACGCAAGACCACTTCTATTTCTGAGAAGAGGAAAGAGTTGGAAGCCAGAGAAAAAGTTTTACTTTCACGCAGAACAGAAGAGGACCTACGAAGTGCTATGGACCTCCCTGAAAACATAGACCTTTATGACCCAGAAGGTCTAAAGAGATACATCAACGCCAAGGCTGCCGAGCAGGTCAATGCCCTACTGGAACCAGCACGGAAGCAACTAGCCAAAGACACCAGGCTAGACCAAGTAAAGTCTTTTCAGAAAGAACACCCCGACATCGTTGAGATGAAGGAAGATATTTCTAAACTTATTTCTGAAAAGAATATGACTATTGAGGATGCCTACTTCACACTCAAAGGTCGTGCTTACAAGGCTGAGATGGAAAAGAAAAACCAAGAGATACTCAGTCATAAAGCAGCGCAAAGGGAAGTCGGCTACAAAGTCAATGTTGGTCGACCCACTACCCCAGCAAAGCGAAAGTTTAAGACTGCGTATGAGGCTTACACCTTCCTAAAACAACAGGGTCATAAATAAAAAACACCCCCCTTGGCTGGTCGCAAAAGAAGGAAACGATGCCAGCCAAGGAGGGTGTCTAAACGGTGAGGGGAGGCCTCAACTTCTCAGAGAAAATGAGAAAAAAGAGAAGGAGGCCTCAACCCTCTATAAGTATTATAGTATTTTTTGACTAAGAAGTCAAGGACTTTCTGAAACTTTATTCATACACCTCATCGGCAATACGAACCATAAACTTTTCTGCTTCGTTCATCATACAAATGTAGTCAAAATATTCAGGGCCACTAGCGTCGTAATAAAGCCCGTGGCCAAGGCCATAATGAAAAATAATATCACTGAGAGCAACAACGATGCGACCGTCATTAGTGTGTAATGTATATTTAGTGGAGCTGAGACCATTTGTTTCCATAAAGTTTTATTCCTATCAATAAAATGCTTTGTCATTATCTATCTAAATAGACTACTGAACCACAATGATGACACACTATCTCTTCGTCCTCTGTATTTTGACAGCCTGAGTATTGTATCACAGCGTCAGTAATATCTTTTTTGTTACTGAGATAATAGTTTTTATTATACTCCCTTACTCTGTCTGTATTAACTGAATACCACTCTCGTTTATATTTTAGTTTAGAAAACTTCCTACAATAATGAGAGCAGTAATGTCTCTCTCTTCCTCCAGTGTATTCATACATAAACTCATCACCACAAGTTTTACATTTGTTATTTTTAACTGTCATCTCTTAACCTCTCTATTAGTAAGTAGTTCTTTCTAAACTCAAAAGAACTTTTATTGTTGGTTTTTTTCTTGTTGAGTTAATAATACTTACCGTCAGAATACATCTCTTACAAGAGGAGCGAAGCGACGATAGAGAATACTACCAACAAGATAATACC